TTACTCTTTTTTCTCCGTATCTGCATCGGGTTCATCAGCAAATAGCTTGCCCTGCATCCGATCCAGTTCTTCTTTTCTTACCCGCTTAACCACGCTGTAGACCCACTGAAGCGAAACACCAAATTTGCGGGCCAGTTCGTGGTGGTTGCGTCCGTTAAACTCCCTGAAGATTTCCCGGTCGCGCTGACTGACCTTCCATACCATGCCCATTGGGAAATAAACGTTTTGCCCGCCCCAGACCTGCATCATTCGGTTCGCGACAGCCTGACCAATCTGGTCGGCAATTGCGGGCTCAATATCAATAATCTCGCGAACGGTCTCAGAGGTATGCTGTGCCAGTTCCACCAGGAGTTCCGGCCCTTTACTTCGAAACTGATTCAGGTCGCTCATGTTTTACTCCCGCAGCTCTGCGCTGCCACTTCTTCAGTTTCTCAATAACACTGCTTGCCTGTTCAGTATTGAGCCAGCGCAGGGCGCTGATGCCCGTTTCCCGCTTGATCCACCGCGCTAATGCATTTTCTGAACGGTCACGAACAATGCCGGCAGCAGCCATTTCAATCCATAGCGCACGGATTTTCCTGGACTGCGGATGGTTATCCAGCGGTAAACCGGAGCTGGCTTTTCCGGCAGGCTTAACGCGAAAGCCTTTCCTTTTCATGGATTCCAGCACGCAGTTTAGTTGTGTGGTATCCATTCCTTTGGTTGAGGCTTTACCGGTCAGCCCCTGTAACATCTGGCGGTAGGTGTCTTCATCCATACCCAGTTCATTACGGGCAATATGAATGAGCTGGATAAGACGTTGTTTAGTCATCATCGTTGCTCCTTTTACCTGCGCCACCGATATAATCGACATATAAAGGAAGCGCCACAGGCCAGCACAGGAACATCACCGACCAGCTAATCCAGTAGCCGGCACCACTGTAACGTGAATAAAACCCTGAACGGCGGTGCAGTTCAGCAGTACACCAACCGACAAAACAATACCAGAACATGGCACATACAACAGATTCAGCAGTCATTCTGAATATCCCCCCAACTGATATGAATATTACGGGCAGCAATGACAGGGTCGTTATTCCACCATGCACCTGACATGTATTTTTCAACCTGTTCGCGTCCGGCAATAACACCAATTGTGATCCCCGGCCTGACGTTCTTAAAAAAGGCGCGGGCAAAAAGGTATCTGGCAGATATTCGGCAGGCTTTTAATTTCCGGCTGTTACCTGATAGCGTAATCATCTGGCCTCCAGTTTCTGTTGTTCCTGCCCACTGACCGGGCGGTGCAGTCTGACGTTCTGCCCTTCACGAAACCCCGCATAGCGCGAGGCGCCGCCATTGCGGCTTCTTCCTTTACGCGCCCTGGTGGTTTGCGTTTGCGGGTATTTATGTTCCAGCCACTGCTGCATCAGTTCACGTTCGTCATCGGTCAGGGCGAAGGACTGTATTTCACTGATAACGGCCAGCACCCAGCCTTCAGCAAACTGGTCACCACGGCTGGTACGGGTGGCAGTTTTTATTCTTTTGTTCTGTGCGCTGATATATTGCTGACGCGCCTTTTTCAGCTGGCGGGCCAGCACTTCCCAGGTGTACGCAGCCAGTGCAGCCCGTTCCCGGTTGCCGTAGAACCCCACACCCGGATATGTGCCGGGGTGAATGATGGAGTTAACACCAAATGCCTCGCGGATGATGTTCATCAGGCCCAGCATGTAGCGCGGTGGACGGAGGCTGCCTGTCGGCCAGTAGTGACTGATGGTTTCATCAATATCACTCATGGCGATGTCGGAATGTGTGATGCCGTGAACATCCATCAGTTTACGGGCACGGCGCAGTGCCAGAGCGGCCTCGTGAGGGTTGCCGGATGCGGCCAGCGCCAGCAACTTTTTCAGTTTCTCAATGTGTTTATCCTGGTCTGTCATTGTTCAGTATCTCCGGTGTACATGACGCCCAGCCGTGCGGCAAGGCGTTCCAGTTTTTTCTGTTTGTGGAAGTCAATCAGCCGGTCCATCCCCTGAAGGCGCAGCTGCTCTGCCATGATTTCCACGTCTGCCAGCTCTGCCGCGAGGTCACTTTCGCTGCCCTGTCCGTTCAGGTTGCGGGCGGCACTGGCCGCCAGTTCGGCGGCCTCTTCTGTCAGTTTCAGGGCCTGTGCATCCGGCCCGAAACGCTGCAGAGCCAGACGGTAGAGGGCGGTGCGGGTGAGTTCGGTGTTTCGTGTCATGTCGCGCCCTCAGTGCTTCCGGTCGACGGTGATGTGCAGGCCGCCTTCTGCAGTAGTTTCCATCCGGTACGGCACCTCATGCTCTGCCGTGTGGGTGAGTGTGTTCACCAGTACCTGCAGGGCAGCCTCCTTTCCGTTGGTCGCCACAATAGCCTGCGCGGCCATGCTGATTAATTTGGTTAATACCAGCCGGATATGGTTGGGGGTTTTACAACCACATTCACGGATATATTCCGCGACAATTTCGCGGGTCCGTTTTTCTGCGTCCTGTGGGGTAATCATTGCGCGTCCTCCCTGTCAGGGCGGAAGAATTCCATGACGGGCACGTCCGCCGAAAAATGCTGGCTGCAGTACGGACAGACCAGGGTGACACGTACTGCAGGTACGTGGTACTTACCGGACATCACGGCGATGGCGCTGTGAAAACGCAGGGCTGTTATATCCCTCTCGCACTGAATACATTTAAATATCATAATTTAATTCTCCTCTGTTTCCGGCGTGCAGAAGCCCACGGCGCTGACGCCGGAATAAAAAAGAAAATGTTTTTATTAAATAATTAACGTGGTGTGTTTACTGCACATCCTGCTCAAAAGGAATTATTGAAAAATCCTCAATATCACTTTTTATGGTAATACCGGGAATATTTTTCACGGCCTCTTTTTCATTCAGAATGGCATCTTTATTTATTTCCTCTTTTACACGAATAAAGCGCTCAAGCCCCAGACGTCTCAGTAGTTCAATAACATTATCCGCTCCACGGATACTGACTGATGGCGGACGGTTTCGCCACTGCACCTCGCCGGTGGTGAGGTTAGCGAACTTCACCTTCCCGTTGCCGGTCAGTTCATCACGGTGTGCCTCACACCATGTCTGAATACCGGACTGCAGTTCGGCCATGCGTTTTTTTAGGCTCTCGGTGAGCGGGGCATAACGTGCGGTGATATCGCCAATGGCGTCATTCATTTCTGTTTCAGCCCTGACCAGTTCACGTTGTGCGTCACCGAGCAGTCTGATTCCCTCAATGACCTCTTCGCGTGTCCCCGGTACCCAGAGTGCCGCTGCGGACTTGATACGTTTTGCCCCTTTTGTACTTTTTGCCATATCTTATGATTTCTCCAGTTGTGCTGATTACCACAAAGATTCCGGCCACACGACGCGACAGCCGTGCAGTTCGAAAACGCCCTGACGGAAATATCCCCTGTGGTCATGTCCGGTATACAGATAACAGGCCTTTCCCTGCTCAAGCATGCGCATGCAATGCGCACTCCGGGAAACGCGGATGACAGGTTTGTTACCCCTGATGGTGATGCTTTGTACATCCGTGTTCGTCGCCTTAAGCGCCATAATGGCTGACTGCACTTTGCTGATTTGCTGGTTGATACCTGTGGTGGATTTCATTATTAAACCCCTTTGACAACGTCAGCGTTGACCTGTGGAACCCCGATTTCAGCGGCCAGATTCATGGCGGCTATCACCAGGTTACTGACGGCCAGCGGATACAACAGGCTGACCATATTTTTACGATGACTTCCCGGATTGCTCAGGCGGGCACGTATGGCATCCACTGCACTGGCGTCCATAATGTCCGTCAGTTGTTTACCTGCCCGTTGCAGTTTGAACGTCAGAAACTCTTCAAGGTTATTGTCCAGAGGCAGAAGTTCGACCACCTCACAGCGCTGAACGACTTCACGGACTTCCATATTGCGTTCAGACAGTTTTGTCGCCAGTTCCGGCTGGCCAATCAGCACGATGGACAGCAGTTTTTTGAAACCGGACTCCAGCTCAAAAAAGCGTTTGAGGTGTTTCAGTGTCGGAATGGGCAGACTGTGGGCCTCCTCAATCACCAGAACGTGGCTGAACCCCGCCTGGCTGCTGTCTTTCAGGACGCGATGCAACTGGCGAAAGCGGGCGTCCTGACTGCGTCTGATGCTTTCCAGTGGTGCGATGGTACTGATAATGGCTTCGGCAATAGCTGCTGCCTTCAGGGTTTTCCCTTTCACATCGTTGTCTTCCATAGCGATGATGTATGGCTCGATAACAATTACCGGCGCATTCTCGCGGTTGATACGTTCAGTCAGGTCGCGGCGCAGCGTGGATTTACCCGCACCGGACTCACCGATGACGGCCATAAACCCACCATGACGGGCTGTCTGGTACAACGCCTCACGCACGTAGCGAATGTCCGGGGTGGTGAACACATCATCAGAACCCTGCATGGCTTCGTCGGCGAACGGGTCACGGAAAAGACCAAACGCTTTTTTGGTTGCCGGGAATAACACCTGTTTTTTGAGTAACATATTCTCTTCCTCACTGAGGCTCGTTTTATCTGTGGTACCCGCTGTACGGGGAGTGGCCGCGCCCTGTACAGCATCAAAACTCTTCGCTGTATCAATCCCCTGACTTTCCAGCCAGGACGCAAGACGCCGGCGCACTTCTCCGGGGCTGGTGCGGGGCCACGCGTTATGATTCACAATCTGGGCCAGCGTGGCCTCAGAAACATCGACAGCTCTCGCCACCACCGCCTGTGGAATACGGGCCTCTTTCAGTTGCTGCTTCAGTACCAGCATGTTTCCCTCCTCAGTTGCCGTTAACAATGCTGATAACGCTGCTGCGGGCCGGCGTGGTCAGCGTGGCCATTACTTCATCCAGTGCGGCTTCCGGTACGCCGTCCGGGTACTGTGCCGTTAACTGGCGGTAATGTTCCGGCGTCCAGGTAAGGCCGTCGGCGCTGAACTTATCGCGTAGGGCTTTCGCGGCCTCCACATGAGTCATGGGACGTTGTTCAGTGCGCGGTCTGCGTACATCAGAGACCTGACCGCGCTTCGGTATACAGGCCGGAAGTGTGGCGTCATCAATATGTTTATACGGGTCAAGCCGCCCGCCGAACGGCAGCGCCTTCGCCTTGCGTGCGGCAGCTGCATCTGCGGCGTTGTCTGTACCGGTGACCAGCGCTTCGGTTTCTTTTGCCGCCGTCTGTGCCGGTGTTTCCGGCAGGGCTTTGTAACTTTCGCCAAATACCGCCGCGCCTTCAGCAAAGCCAAACTCGTTCTTTCTGACCTCTTCGACCAGGAAGAACGTCTCGTGGCCGTCCTCACCGGTCAGAACCACCTGTGCCACATCGCTGCGCCATGGGTTACGGGTAATCATCAGTTTTTCACCAACCAGTACGCCCGGTACCGTTGATACGTCAAATTCAGTGCCCCGGAACGAGACACGAAGTTTTGGCGTGACTTTGCGGAGTTCTGGTGTCGCCACAGCCAGTTCACGGCATACCTCAACGGAAGGCGCTTTTTTCAGCTGCTCAGCAGTAATCTTCAGCCAGATATCCGTGCGGGTTTTACCGTGGCGGCTGTGAACAGCTGTTGCGTTAAAGTGGCTACGCCATTTCGCGGCCAGCGCGTTGAGTTCTTCCAGACTGTGAACCGGCCGGAATTTCAGACCCGGCTCAAGCTTGCGTTCGATAATGTCACGCGCCTTTTCCACCTGTCCGGTGGCGCGGGCGTTATGCGGCTTGTGCGCTATCAGGTCGATGCCCAGTGAGCGGCACATGTTTTTCGTCATACCCGCGGTGTTTGCCGAGCCGGGGTCGAGATAGAGTATTTTCGGCACGCCGTGCAGCACGTCTGCGCCGCCACGCTCCTGCATGGCGTTGATAAGCACAGAACACAGGTTCTCACCGGATTCCGCACCCGTCACATACTCAACGTAAATCCAGCCGCTGGCATGGTCGGTAATCTCGTAACTCCACACGCGGTCACTGGCGATACGGGCAAGGTTAGCGGGTTTGTTCTTGTAGAACTTCGCGCTGTCCATCACCTGCAGCCCTTTGTGTCCATTGCTCAGGTAGTAAAGCGTGCAGAGCGAGGCATCAATCTGCCAGACGTGATTGGGATGCAGACTGGCCACTTCGGTATGCGGCGCAGGGGCATCCAGTTGTTCCGGGTGCAGGCCATAGTTACGCAAGGCACGACTGATGGCATCTTCGGACAACGGGAAAAACTCACCGGTGGTTTCATCTGTTCTGCCTGCGGAGATAAAGCCGTTAGCCCGCAGGGTTTCCACTGCATCTGCGATGGAATAGAGACGCTTACCGTTCTTGCGGGTGGCCTCACGCAGTGTGGCAGATATCAGCGCGGCTTCGTCGCGGGTCAGGGCGCTGCGCCCGGCATCGGCGCGTTTTTTGCGTTTATCAGTCACAGATACCTCCTTCAGCTTGCGCAGCAGAGTGGCGCGGGACATGCCAAGTTCAGCACAGGCAGCGTCGTATATTGCACCGCGTTTACCATGCCCCGCGTCACGTGCCGCGCGGGCGACATAAACCAGTCGTTCAGTCAGGGCAGCATTCATTGGTTATGCCTCCAGCCCGTTAATCTGTGGCGTCGGCTCAGTCAGCCATGAAGGCGCGACATCGCCTGTTGGCTCGTCCGGCAGGTCAAATGTGGAGCGCAGGCTACGCGCTGTGCTTTCCAGTTGACAGACCAGGCCTGCCATGAAGTCTCTGGGGGTATCAATCATGTTTTCAGCACAATATGCGCACAGTGTCTCAAAAGCGCTGGACAGTCGAACGGCGATGGCAGATTCCGCCTCAACCGCTAACGCGGTCACTTCCGCCCGCAGTTTCTTCACCTCTTCATCAGGCTCAGGTGGCTGAATACGGGATTTCTTCTCCAGTCTGGTGGAGAGTGAGTCTATTTTTTCATTTTTATCGGCGAGAACACGCTGTTGTGCTGCGTTGGTTTCGCGCGCTTCACGCAGGGCCTGACGCAATTCACGTACTGACATGCGATCAACATCGTCAAGCGTCATGCCGGCAACTGTGCCGCCGTCGGCCAGTTCGGCAAGCTCTTCGTCGTCTTCTGTCATTAATTCGAAAAGTTTGGCTTTTCCCAAATGTGCCAACGTTGGCACATTTGGTTTCAGCGCCGGGGATAAGTATTTTGTCGATGCTTGCATCATTCTCACAGATGTCCGGTATGCCAGCCCCAACTCACTTTCAAGAATCTTTATAAACTCCCCGTGTGGTTCATTTTCCTTAAGGATTATCAGCCGCTTACCTGCCTCCAGCATGGCCTCAGCGCTCTGTGCCATATAAAAGCGTGCCTCATGGACAACACGATCGCGCTCATAGGGCAGACCATCGCCGAACTGTTGCATGATTTCCATGCGATGCTGTGTCATGGCGTTTAGACTGACATTGAGATCATCCGACAGCGGTACCTCGACGTTCAGTTCAGTGCTAACCGGTGATTTGGTGCGTCCCATTGATTACTCCTTACAAACGACTACCTGAAATAACACGTTGGTTGATTTCGTTAATGCGATCCTGTGCACGTGCCATCTCGTTACTGTGGGCCATGGCGATCTGCAGCAACTGGATGCCTGGTGCGAAACGCCCGTTTTCCAGTTTCAGGGCTAGTCCCTCTTCGATAAGGGTATTGAGTGCTCGATTGATGTTCGCCGGGGACTCATCTAGGGCTGATGCCAGTTCACCGTTAGAAACACCGTTCAGAGAGTGACCGCGTAGAGCTTTGAGTACACGTAGGATGCGGGTCCCGGAACTGGAGATATTTACTTTACTCATGTCACATTTCCATTTTTGCAATATGTGATAACCTGTTGCATATATGGAAAATTTATGCCGCATTTGACGTGGGTTTTAATCCCAGCTTTACGGCAATTTCATGGGCTTTGCCGTAACGAGCTTTGGTCTGTCCATTGAGAACACGATAGACCTCATTGCGGCTGTAGCCGTGTTCTTCGGCCCAGCGGGTAAACGTGATACCACGCTGACGGAAGAGAGTTTTAACTTGTTCGGAAGTCATTGTTGTCTCCTTTGTTGATGCAATGATGTTTGTTTTATATGTGATAGATTATGAGAACTATTGTTCTCATTGTCAATGAGGTTTATGTGAATTTTGATTCTCTTTGCGCGTCGCGGTTCAAAGCTGAGCGTTCGCGGTTATCACTCAAGCAGGCTGAAGTAGCAGCCCTTTGTGGCGTTTCAAGAGAAATGTGGGGGAAATATGAACGAGGGGTTGCAGTTCCCGGAGGTGAGTTACTTGCAGCCTTTGCAAGAATTGGGGCCAACGTACAGTTCATTCTTACTGGGGAATCATCAGGTATAACTTTATCACGTGATGAAATGGAGTTACTTCAGCACTACCGGCAAGCACCGTTACAAGTCAAAGGTTCAGTTTTGTCGGCATTGACGACTGGCTCCTCCAGAGAACGGGCGGAACAGGTTATTCATGGAGATGTTCTGGGGAATGTTATCAAAGGTAACGTAACCATAGGAACAGGTGGAATAATGAACAAAAATACAAAGAGAAAATGAGTAAAGAGAAGCAAACAGTTAACGGAGATGTGGGTAACGTTGTCAGCGGTGATGTTACCATTCATAACTATTCTGCTGACATACTTCCCTCTGCCCAGCAACCAATTTCGTTGCTGCAAAAACGCGATTTACACAGATTGATGGATGAATTGGTTGATCTGGGGGAAAGTAAGCGCGAACTATGGATGACGATCCACACGAAACTTAATACCAAAACAGTTAATGAAATGACTGCGGCTGATTATCATGGTGCGGTTGAGATCCTCCAGAGATATGCACAACAGATCCAGAATATGAAGGACTGTAATCTTCTGGTCAGCAAAATAATGGTGCTTACTGACCCTAGGTATCGTCTTGACCGTGACAGATACTGTCTGAAGCATTTCGGTACAACCCATCTTAAAGGCCTGGACAAAGAGCAGTTGCAGGCTGTGTTTGGTTATTTTGATGATCTGCTGAATATTCGTGATGAGAGTAAAACTCTATCACCTCCATCGGACAGCGGGGCAAAATCAGTCGCGACTGTACCAACCAGAAGCCGGAAGCCTCATGTAGTAGTGTTGGGGGGAGCGTTAGTTCTTGTCGCAATATTTTTCGTGGGAATGATTGTGTTCGCTGGTAAATGGGGAAATGCTAAAGCAGTAGCATCTACTGAAACCAGCGTTTTTAACATTAAAACCAACGACAAAATAATAGAAGATTCCATCCCAGCATTACGCAGCATGTTTCCAGGGTTAAATAAGTACTCAGATGATTTCCATTCGGTTTCAAGCTACAAGCAAAAATCGGGCTGGCATACCCTTAAATTCACGGTGTCTACACAGGCAATAATACCTGAATCTTATGGTGTTAAAGGGAAAACTTGTTACATCAACATAAACCCCGATGGTCGTTATGCCCGTGTTTTGACCGCCCCATGTAGAGCTCTATTACTTGACCAACAAAACACTCCAGATAGTAAATATCGTTATATTTTGAAATAGAAAATAACTGCGAGGCTATTATGGGGCTAATTAAACGATATAGAACAGATTATCCGAACCAAGTACATCAACTTTCTGTTGCTGTTTCAAAGCATTATTATGCGGGAGTTGATGGATTGCTTAAGTACCAGAAAAAACCATTTGATATAAAACTTAGCAATGCAAGTAAAACTGGAAAAGATCATTTACTAGTCTATTCGTTACGCGATCACTACAGTGGTTTGTTTTATATAGAATTGGCATTTCTTTCTACACCACAACCTATAACAGCTTTTTTGGGAAGGGCATGGAGGCCAAAGGAAGATAACGTGTTACAGGGTCTTCCTGATATGCTGATGATCCCCAAAACTGTAGAAGATGAGTTCCCTAACGTATGTAATGCCGTTTATAACCAAGGAGTTGATCTTTTAAAAGTAACCAGCGGTTTTCAGAGTGGAGGGCTTATCGCCATACGAGCGGTAGAGGAAGATCTTAAATTCTACACAAATACTCCTATAGCACGAGTTCGTGAGGTTGCGGTTAAAACATGCAGATACAATGCTAATGATATCGCCCGAACCAATAAAGAAACAAAGCAAGAGATGTGGTTACGAAACGTCGGTCAGATAGATATACCTTCTCCAGATTTTTGAAACCTGAAATCACGGTGTCGACGGTTCATTCTGACGCATCATTTATTCTCGTCAGTTGCCTCATATTCGTGCGTGCTAGGAAACATCGGCCAGAATATGTCTGGCATGGCGGCGTTTACAACCAATCCATGGAGCGATGGGGAATGTCTGCATTTTCATAATCTGTAACCCTTTTATAATTATAAAAAATATGGCAGGCTAGTCTGGTCTCGCGAGACTGACTGAACCTCGGTCGGCTCACAGTGCATTCCTGTGGGGCGATGACCAGCCCGGAGTTCGGGTACCGGGCTGGTCGTTCTTTCACTGTCAGAGTTCAGAGTGAAGTTTTGAGATACATGATTTCTATTAACGCGATTTACTGGATGCATTACCTACGTGCAGTGTTTGTTCGATAAGGATTGTTTTCTGAATGGGAACGTATTACACACTTGATTCCGCTAGTCGTCTGCCTTCGCCTTGTCATGTAATTACCGGAAAATACGAGCCTGAAATGCCAGAACTGGCCGCTTTTCTTCATCAGATGTATCCCAATGGCCTTTCGAGTCACGGGTATAACTATCTCTATAACCCCGGCCCTAAAATGGAAGATGACAGTGGAATCAGCAGAAGTCTGCTGGTCGGTCTGGTGTTTGAGTTAGTTCGCCGTAGCCATTTTCCTGATAAACCTTCCCGCTATCAGTCACTGTTTGCCTGTCAGCATCTGAGTGAAGTCAGGAAGTTCAGGGAATTACTGGCTGATGAGAGAGGCGAAGACGAAATAAGAACGGCACCGATATATGAAGTCATCACAAATGAGCAGGTGCATCGCGGAGATATGAGGTTATTGAACAGTGATTGCCCGGTGCTGGAACTGTATCACCGTGCTTGGCTTTACTGGTCGGGTGAAGCAGCCCCAGTTAAGACTGGTGAGGACGAACCGTTCTGGGAACTGCTGATTCCGCTTCCAGTATTCGTTGGTCGAAGGATAACTGAATCGCAGGATTAGGTGCGGTTTTATATCGTGATGTCGCCGCCACATCGCCAATTAGCATGACGTTGTTTTCTCCGCTGGCGAAATGACTTCTTCTCTCTTCAAGTGCAACCAGAACGTTTTTCAGCTCTATAATCGCTTCGGTTGGACAACATGCATCCAAGCTTAGCGTGTAAGTTTTATTCTGCTCTCCGATTCTGCTCCCAAAGAGGAACCCTTTTTTAATACCAGACTGTTTCGGTTCAGTCATTGTGCTTGCCTCCCCTATGTTTTGTGTGCGACCATTCTGGTCGCTTCCCTCTGCGAACACTTATAACGCGCTTTAAAATCCGTATCCCGCCACATTTGTGATGCTGTCTCCACCAAACAAGGAGACACACATGAAAAGCCTGAAAAAATTCATTCCCCCTGTTAAAAAACCTCGCCTCAGCGGCTGGCTGCTGACCTCAGTGCTGTTGCTGGGCACCATCGCTCTGGTCTCGCCACAGCAGTTGCCTGTTGTGATCTACAAGCTGGCACTCATCACGCTGGCAGCAGTGCTGGGTTACTGGCTTGACCGTTCGCTCTTCCCCAAAGCCCGTCCCGGTCAGTACCTGAAACATGAAGACAGGCTGATGGCTGAAGGGCGTTTCCCTGTGCAGACCGGCCTTCACCTTGTATTTTCTGCTGCGTTAATCCGCCGTGCACTGATTGTTGCAGCGGTCTGTCTGGCTGTGGCAACAGGACTGTGACCATGAACTGGCCTCAAATCACCCTCATTATTCTGTTCGCCTTTGGTCTGGGCGTAACCGCCATCAGACACGGCGAACCACGTAACGATAAATACAGCTTCTGGTGGCAGCTTGCTGGCAACCTGGTGATTGTCTGGCTGCTCTGGTGTGGTGGCTTCTTCAGTCAGGCCCGCGCAGCGCAGCCTCCGCAGGCTGCGCTGCAGTATCGCGATGATGTGATCCGTAATGCCCGGCTTGAATGGGGACTGTCTGCGCCGGTGGCAGATTTCGCCGCGCAACTGCATCAGGAAAGCGGCTGGCGACCTGATGCGGTCTCGCCGGCTGGTGCTCAGGGACTGGCGCAGTTCATGCCTGCCACTGCCGACTGGATAAGTCAGCTGATGCCGGGACTTAACAGCCGTGAGCCGTTTAATCCGGCATGGGCCATCCGGGCGCTGGTCAGCTATGACCGCTGGCTGTGGCAGCGCGTCAGCGCCGCCAACGACTGCGAGCGTATGGCCATGACACTGTCAGGCTATAACGGTGGTCTGGGCTGGGTACAACGGGACAGGCGGCTTGCATCACAGAAAGGTCTGGACAGCACCCGCTGGTTCGGACATGTCGCCACGGTGAATGCCGGACGCAATGCGGCCAGCTGGCGGGAGAACCGCCATTATCCGCAGCGCATCCTGCGCGAACTGGCACCGCGATATCTCACATGGGGAGGCAGCAGTTGTGTGGCATCTGGTTAAAAAGCTGCCGTGGCGCGGCATTCTGCTGGCCATTCTTATCAATGCCTTTCTGATCGGCCTGTATGCCATGGGATACAGAAGTGGTCATGACTCTGCAAAGCGTGACGGTAATACCGCGCTCAGTCAGTTGCAGTCAGCATTTGACGCGTACAAAACGGCGCAGGCAACGCTTGAGAATGCTGCGCTGCGGGCTTGGGCCAGACGGTATCAGGAGCAGGTGGCCGCCGGGCAGCGGGCTGAAGCCGGTTATCTTGAGCAGATTGCTCAACTGGAGAGCCGGAACAAACAACTACAGGGGCAAATTAACGATGTCACACAGCGCTGGATTGATGAAAAAGGTAAGAGTCATCCCATTGAGTGCGTGTTTACTCGCGGTTTCGTGCGCCAGTACAACGCCGCACTCGGATATGACAACGCATCCGTCGACACCGGTCATTCAGACTCAGTTGCCGCCACTGGCACCCGCTCTGGCACAGCGACCGGGCAACCTGAAACCACTGACACCCGGTTACGCGATTCGGGTGTCTCCCAGCGTGACGTTCTCGCCAACATCATCGACAACGCATGGCAATGTCGTCGCTGGCGGAACCAGATAAACGCGCTGCTGGATGAACGGGAAGGATTACAGAAATGACACTGCAGGTTGAATTCTGGACGGTGGTGAGTTTTCTGCTCACCTTCATGGGGTTTGTGGGAGGGCTCGCCAAATGGTTGTTCAGTAAAACAGAAGAACGCCAGGCGGCACGATTCGCCTCCCTTGAACAGGCCCTGCAACAATCCGCCTCCAACTGGGGCGAGCTGGAAAAAGAATTTATGCGATTTAAAGCGGATTTACCGCTGAATTATGTCCGTCGAGAGGATTATATCCGTGGCCAGACAGTCATTGAGGCCAAACTGGACGCGCTTTATAACAAACTGGAAGTGGTACAGCAGTACCGCAATACCGGAGGTCAATAATGGTCGATATTACCCGAGTACGCCGCGAATCCCTGCGCTGGAGTCTGCTGGTTGCCCTGAACAAGACCCGCCCTTACACCGCCAGCGAGACGCTGCTGCTGGATGTGTCCCGTGCCATCTACCCGGACACCACACCGCTGGAGCTGCGCCGCGAACTGGATTATCTGGCTGACCGTAAAATGGTTGAGCTGGAGAAAAAACCTTCTGGTGACTGGTTTGCTGACCTGACCCGCCTCGGCGTAGACCTGGTGGAATACACCGTGGAATGTGGTCCGGGTATTGCCCGCCCGGAAAAGTACTGGAGTGAATAATGGCCAGACGCAGCACAATAGAAAAGCTGCCGGAAGACGTGCGCCGCTGGCTTGAACGGGCGCTGACTGAATCCGGCTTCAGCGGGTATAACGAGCTGGAGTCCCTGCTGCGTGAGCGGGGATACGTCATCAGCAAATCCGCTATCCATCGCTATGGACAGAAGATTGAGCGCCGCTATGGTGCTATCCGTGCGGCGACAGAAGCGGCCCGCATGCTGACCGAAGGCGCAGCAGACGATCAGGATGCGCGTTCGGAGGCTGTGATAGCCCTTATTCAGACCGAGCTGTTCGAGAGTATTGTCCAGTTGCAGGAGGCGGAAGAAGGCGAAGTCGATCCTAAAGAACGCGTGGCCCTGCTGTCGAAGGTGGCGAAGAATGTGGCTACGCTGTCACGCGCGTCCGTCAACCTCAAAAAGTTCCAGTCTGAAGTGCGAGCCAGAGCGCAGCAGGCAGCCAGCAACGCAGAGAAAATTGCCCGTAAGGGCGGACTGTCAAGCGACGCAGTACAGGCGCTTCGTCGCGAGATTCTGGGGATTGCCACATGACAAAATCATCCGGAGTGATTTTAAACGCCGCTGGCGGCGGCCCCGAAGGGATGAGTCCCATGGACGGGAGGAATAACCTTGCTCCCGTTTTGCCTGATACCTCGGCGCTGGATGCCCCTCCCGTTCTGTTGCCTTACCAGCAGCGCTGGGTGGCAGACACCTCTCCGCTTAAGGTGATAGAAAAGAGCCGTCGTACCGGTATTACATGGGCTGAGGCATCCGATAACGTACTGACCGCCGCCTCTTCTGCGCCAGCAGGCGGGATGAATGTGTATTACATCGCTTATAACCAGGACATGACCGTCGAATACATTCAGGCGTGTGCGATGTGGGCACGGGCATTCAACTATGCGGCCAGTGAAATTGAAGAAGGATTCTGGGAAGAGGACGACGACGACAAACACATCAGGACTTACACCATCAAATTTCCTGACTCCGGCTTTCGTATTGTTGCGCTCTCCAGCCGCCCGTCTAACCTGCGTGGCCGTCAGGGTATTATTGTTATCGACGAAGCGGCGTTCCATGAGCAACTGGACGAACTGCTGAAAGCGGCGCTGGCGATGCTTATCTGGGGGGGGAAGGTACACGTTATCTCCACCCATAACGGTGACGACAATCCGTTCAATACGCTTATCGGGGATATCCGTGCCGGACGTCAGGGAGGCAGCATACATCGCATCACTTTCCGGGAAGCCGTATCTGAGGGGCTGTTCCGGCGCGTCTGTCTGCGCACCGGGAAGGAATGGTCGGAGGCCTCCGAGCAGGCCTGGATGGCATCGGTGTACAAATTCTACGGTGCCGGCGCATCCGAAGAGCTTGACTGTATTCCGGCCAACGGTGGCGGTGCCTGGCTGTCCCGTGCCCTGATAGAGTCCCGCATGTCCGCTGATACGCCGGTATTGCGTCTGACCTGCAAGGAAGGTTATGAACTGCTGTCTGATGAGGTTCGCTTCCGCGAGACGCAGGACTGGCTTGATGAGTATCTGAAACCATTGCTGGAGGCACTCCCCACTGATGCCCGCTCTTTCCTGGGGCGCGACTTTGGCCGTAGCGGTGATTTGTCGGTGGACTATCCCCTGCTGCAGGAGAAGAACCTGGTACGACGCGTGCCATTCGTACTGGAGCTGCGTAACGTGCCGTTCAGACAGCAGGAGCAAATCACCTGGTATCTGATGGATGGCCTGCCCGGTCTGCTGGGTGCAGCGTTTGATGCCCGTGGTAATGGTGCCTATCTGGCTGAATACGCCATGCAGCGCTACGGCTCCAGCCGGATTCAGCAGGTGATGCCAACCGAAGGCTGGTACAGGGAGCATATGCCTCCGGTCAAAGCTGCACTGGAAGACGGTAACCTGGTGGACTTACCAAAGGATGAAGACACACTGGATGACCTGCGGGCCGTTCAGGTGGTGAACGGTGTCCCCCGCGTACCGGAGCAACGCTCAAAAGCAAAGGCTGACGGTGGTAAACGCCACGGGGATTCAGCCATCGCACTGGCGCTGGCGTATTTCGCCAGCCGTGAAATTAACAAAGGGCCGGTGAAGGCAAGCTCACGCCGTCGTCGTCAGGCGGCCCGTATGCTGGAGGGATTCTGATGGCGAGGGGTATCTGGGTTTCACCCGATGAATTTGTTGCTTTTTCTGAGCCTCAGAAATCACTGACCGCGCAGATTGCCTCCCGCAGCCGCGCGATCGACTTTTACGGACTGGGCATGTATCTGCCCAATCCTGATCCCATTCTCAAGGCTCAGGGACGGGATATCCGTATCTACCGCGAACTGCGCACCGACCCGCTGGTCGGAGGCTGTATCCGCAGACGTAAAGCAGCGCTCAAATCGCTGGAGCGTGGACTGGAGCGCGGTCACGCTTCTGCCCGGGTCTTCCGTTTCATCCGCGACATGCTCGACGATCTGGATCTGTCCCGCATCATCGGTGAGATGAGCGATGCCGTGCTCTACGGGTATCAGCCCTGTGAAATCATGTGGGGCCGTTCGGTCAGGGCGTGGGCGGTGACGGATATTGTCGGCAAACCGCCTGAGTGGTTTCAGTTTGATACGGACAACTGCCTGCGCTTCCGGGCGCGTGATGCGGGTGTGGAGGGTGAGCTGCTGTCACCGTCAAAATTCGTGGTGCCGGCACAGGATGCCTCGTATGACAATCCTTACGGTTTCCCGGACCTGTCCATGTGCTTCTGGCCGGTCGCCTTCAAGAAAGGCGGGATGAAATTCTGGCTCCGCTTTGCCGAAAAGTTTGGCTCCCCGTGGGTGATCGGTAAGCACCCGAGGGGTGCAAATGATGCAGAGATTGAAAAACTGCTGGACTCCATGGAGCAGATGGTGGAGGACGCTGTGGCCGCCATCCCCGATGACAGCAGCATTGAACTCAAAGCCGCGGATGGCAAGGCGGACAGCAGCGAGGTATTCCGCGAGCTGATCACGCTGTCACGCAGTGAGATCTCCATTGCATTACTCGGTCAGAATCAGACCACGGAAGCGAACAGTAACAAGGCCTCTGCACAGGCCGGGCTGGAGGTGACGGCTGATATCCGCGATGCGGATGCGGACATCATTCAGGCGGCAGTGAATCAGGTCATCAGAACGGTGGTCACCCTGAACTTCGGCGATGTGCCGTGTCCGGTCTGGGCCATGTGGGAACAGGAGGCCATTGATGACACCCGTGCCACCCGCGACGAAAAACTCACCCGCGCGGGACTACGCCTGACCCCGCAGTACTTCATGCGGGAGTACCAGCTGCAGGAGGGGGATATTGACCTCTCTGATGCACCGGTTGCGGACGGGGCAGTGCCTGCGGAGTTTGCCGAGGCGATAAGCGCCGATCATGATGCACAACAGCAGCTTGACGACGCGCTGGACATTCTGATGAACGGAGGTGTGTTAAATGGCACGCTGGAACCCGTCCTGGCACCTCTGTTCAGGCGGGTCGAAAACGGGGTTAACCCGTCTGAGCTGCTGGGCGAACTGGCGGAGCTCTACCCTCAGATGAACACGGACGATCTGCAGGAGCGGCTGGCCCGCATTCTCTTTGTGGCAAATATCTGGGGGCGTCTGCATGAGCGTGACAACGGCTGAACTGGCGTACTGCATGACGCTTCCCCCGAAGCGGGCAGTCAGCTACCTGAAGTCCAAAGGGTATCAGATTACCTGGGACTGGGAGGAGATGTGGCAGGAAGCCCATGCCCGCGCCTTTACCGTCGCTAAAGTGACCCGCCTGGATATCCTGGAAGATATTCGCGGGGCACTGCAGCAGGCTGTCGATGAAGGAAAAACCGATCGCTGGTTCCGGCAGGCGCTGGAGCCGGTGCTGAAGCGTAAGGGATGGTGGGGACCACGTGACACGACTGACCCGGTAACGGGGGAGCCGGTCACCATTCAGCAGGGCAGTCCGTGGCGGCTCGATACCATCTTTCGCACCAATATGTCCGTACTCTACAGCGCCGGTCGTTGGGCGGAGCAGATGGAAAACGTCGACGACAGGCCGTACTGGATGTATACCGGCATCAACGACAGCCATACCCGCAGGAGCCATCTGGCGCTGCATGGTCTGGTGCTGCGCTGGGATGACCCGTTCTGGCAGGCATTTTACCCGCCGAACGGCTGGCGCTGCCGCTGTAGTGTGATTGCCCTGAGTGCGGCGGATGTACGTGCCCGTGGCCTGAAGGTTATCAGCTCCGGCTCTGTCATGGGCCAGGAACTGAAACTGGTCTCAGAGAAAACCGGCGAAATGCGGAACGTGGCCACCTTTAATACCGGCACCACGAAGGTGACCACCGACGTCGGCTGGTCTTATGCACCGGGGGCAGCATACCGTCCCGACCTGGCCCGCTATCAGGGTACGTTTCAGCCACTGGCACAACAGGAACTGAGAGGATAACAATGGCTTCCGATAACCTGGTCAGTATCACCATTAACGATAAATCCCTGCGCCGGAGCCTCCGTGCGCTGGATCTTGCTGCCACAGACCTGGAGCCCGCGATGCGCAAAATCGCCGGAACCCTGCTGGCGGAAACACAGTTTAACTTTCTTGATGAGGGGCGTCCGGGGTGGATGCCCTCGCTGGCAGCGGAAGAACGTGACGGGCAGACACTGCAGGATACCGGGCGTCTGATGGGGTCAGTATCAACCGACCATGACGACCGGCAGGCTGTTGTGGGGACCAACGTTGTTTACGGTGCCATTCACCAGTTCGGGGGTAAAACGGGGCGTAATGAGTCTGTTGAACTTCCGGCCCGCCCGTTCCTGCCGGTGACGGGGGATGGAGAACTACAGCCTGAAGTGGTAATCCCCATCCTCGATACCATTGTCCGCCATCTTGAATCAGCGGCCCGTCGCTGAGTTTTCTCTCTTCAGGCGGGTGATTTATCATTGCCAGCGAATGAGGGGCTGTATTACCTTTATAAAGGCTTTACAGCCTCTGTTTTATAACCGCTTCCGGTTCACCGCATTGCTTTCCCTGTCCTTCTCCCCTGATGTTTTCTAAAGCAGATTAAAATCGCCGGGCCTGCATTTCTCACAAACTGTCTCCGACAACATAACGCGGGACAGCAAAATGTCAGCCATTCACATTTTTAAAGCCGGTACTCATACCGATATGCACGGCAAAAAACTGCCGTTCACGCCAGACGATCTTGCCGCCTGCGTGAAAGCCTATGACCCGTCCGTCCATGAAGCACCACTCGTGATTGGTCATCCCAGAACGGAAGACCCGGCGTGGGGCTGGGTGAAAGCCCTGTCGCTCAGCGGCGTCGATCTGATGGCAGAGCCTGCCCAGTTGGACCCGCAGTTTGCTGAGATGGTCACCGACGGACGATTCAAAAAAGTGTCCGCCTCTTTCTACCTCCCGGATTCACCGTCCAATCCGAAGCCCGGCGTGCTCTACCTGCGCCATGTGGGCTTTCTCGGGGCACAGCCACCTTCCGTCAAGGGGCTGAAACAGGTGTCCTTCAGTGAGCAGGAAGAAGGTGTGGTGGAGTTCGCCGACTGGCAGGCCATCACGAATGCCTCCCTGTGGGGAAAGCTGCGCGATTTTCTGATCGCCCGCTTCAGTCTGGACGAAGCAGAAAAAGTCCTGCCGGAATGGCAGCTCAACAATCTGCGCGAAGAGGCGTACCGCGACACACCGTCGCAGGATGCAGCAGGTGCACAATTCAGTGAGACAGGCCAGGTGCCGTCTTCCGCAAGTAACGAGGAATCATCGATGACAAAAGAAGAGATTGAAGCCCTTCAGGAGGAGAACCGCCGCCTGAAGCAGCAGGCTGCTGATCGCGATGCGCGTGATGCACAGGCCAGACAGGAGCAACTGCATAAGGACAATGTGGCCTTTGCAGAAAAACTGGTCGCAGAGGGGCGTCTGGCTCCCCGCGCCTCCTCCGTGGTGGTTGCCCTGCTGGATGCCGTCGCCGGTGGCGACAAGCCGGTGGAGTTTGCTGAGGGGGAAAGCCGCACGCCGCTGGCCACCGCCTTCCGTTCATTGCTCTCCGACGGGGAGCCGGTAATGAATTTCGCCGAACAGGCCACAAAGGAGCGTGTCGGCGACACGGTGAAGGTGGATGTGGCGGAGTTTGCGGAAGCCGATCCTGAGCGTCTGGCCCTGCATCAGAAAGCAGTGGCCCTGTCCAAAAAAGAAGGCATCAGCTATGAGGCTGCTGTCGCACGCTGCCTGTAATTTAAGGAGAAATCATGTCTGATTACTTAAAAGGTAAACGTGTCGTTGATCCGGTACTGACCAGTATCGCCCGAGGCTATAAAAATGCCGCATTCATTGGCGAACGTATTTTCCCCGTCGTGCTGACGGACAAGGAAGGCGTGCGTGTGCCGACCTTCGGGAAAACCGCCTTTGTGGAATATGACACTGAGCGTGCCGTCGGGGCGGACAGCAATGTTCTGGTCCGTGAGAAAACCGGCACGCTTGATCTGGTGCTGGGTGAGCACGATCTGGCTGCGCCGGTGGACTATCGCGAGCAGGCGGAGTCCATGTTTAACGAGGAGAGCAAGGCCATCCGTCGCGCCACGAATGGCGTGAATCTGCGCCGTGAACTTATCGCCGCCCGTCTGGCTCAGGATGAAAAGGTCTACCGTACCGGGCACGTTAAAAAACTGACAGCCAGTGATCGCTGGGCCGGTGGTAAGGGGGACCCCATCGGGGTGATTGAAGCCGGTATGGAAGCGGTCCGTACGGCCACGGGGCTGCGTCCTAACCTGATGACCATGGGTGCCAGCGTGATGGCGCTGCTGAAGTTCCACCCGGCGATTCAGGCTGCCATCGGAGCCAACGAACGCAAGCGCATCACTACGGAGATCCTGCAGGACCTCTTTCAGATCGAAGAGATCGTCATCGGTGCCCCTGTCTCCCTGCCATCCATGAAAGCGGCAATGGATAAGGACAGCGTGCCGGCGGATATCTGGGGAGACAACCTGATGCTGCACTACGTCGGCAAGCCGCAGCCGGGGGCGGACAGCGCGGACGAGAACGAGCCGTCCTTCGGCTACACCCTGCGCCGTAAGGGGATGCCTGTTGCAGACAAATACGACGGTGCCGGTGGCAAGGTGAAGTACTGCCGTTATACCGATATCTACAAAGTCGCCGTGGTTGGTGGCGATGCCGGGTATCTCATCACCGGTATCAGTAAATAAGGAGGCGTTATGGGAACCACTCAGCAGGTCATTCTGATTACAACCGTAACGGCAGGGGCAGAACTGGCACAGCAGCGTTTTGTCGGGGCAGATAATACCCCCTGTAAAGCCGGTGCCGCAGCGCTCGGGGTTGCCGAAGTGGATGCTGTTACCGGCGACAGCACGCCGGTGAGCGTTCTGGGCATTATTGCTGTTGAGGCCGGTGCTGCGGTCAGCCGTGGTGTGGCTGTTCAGTCAGATGCTCAGGCCAGAGCCGTGCCGCAGTCCGGCGACGGTAAATCCTGTGGTATTGCACTTGATGAAGCCGGGGGTGAAGGCGACGTCATTCGTATCCTGCGCGGGGTGTGACATGTACTGCACCCTGGAGGATTTGCTTGAGCAGGTGCCGGAACGAACGCTGATCGAGCTCACCAGTGAAGAGATGGACTTCGACTCGCCTGCGACAGTGAATACCCGTGTGGTGGAGAGCTGTATCCGCTATGCCGACGAGCTGATTGATGCCCATCTGCGCGGACGCTATATCCTGCCGCTGGCGGAGATACCGACCGTTCTGCGGGACATTGCCATCACGCTGGTCCGTTACCGGCTCTACGCCCGCCGCCCGGAAGGTGACCTCCCGGATACGGTGAAGGATGACCACAAAGAAGCGCTGCGGCAACTGAAGGAGTTACGTGATAACAGGCTTACGCTGGGGCTGCCGTCCACTCAGAAAGATATGCCTGAGCCAGGAGAGTTTCGTGTACGCAGCCGCCCGGCCACTTTCGGCGGTCGTGACGGCTTACTGGAGAAATACTGATGAATGTTCTGCCCGTCCTTGATGCGGTGCTGGCCCGGTTACGCGAGAAGCTGCCTCAGCTGCAGGTTGAGTACTTCCCGGAAAAGCCGTCCGAATACCGCCTCAATCATTCTGTCGGGGCGTTGCTGCTGAGCTATGCAGGATCGCGTTTCGACAGGCCGGATGATACCGGTGCGGTGATCCAGCCTCAGACTATCCAGCTCTGCGTCACGGTGGTCTTCCGACAGCTCAACGGTAAAAAAGGGGCGATTAATGTCCTGGATGCTGTCCGCCGCATTCTTGGTGGCTACACCCCGCCCGGGTGCCGCCGCCGTATCTGGCTGACCCGCGAGGTGTTTATCGGTGAAGTCAGGGGGCTGTGGCAGTACGCCCTCGACTTCGCGACTGAAAGCGTCTTTATCGAAGACAGCGATTTACCGTCCGGCCCGCTGTTAACTGAAGTGAACTATGAGGAAAGCGAGTGATGAAAGAATACCGCTATTCCGGCCCGGCCAGCGGCGTCACGCTGTCGGACGGAACCGAAATCCTGCTCTGGCCGGGGAAGACTGTTTCCCTGCCGGAGGAGCATGACTACGTGAAGGTACTGGTGGCGCTGAAGCATCTGACGCCGGTATCTGAAGAAATTAAACCCGCCGGCACACCGGCTGTGCAGTCACCAAAGCGCAGGAACGGCGGTGACAGCGAGGTGAAAACGGAGGACGCCCATGTCAGCTAACTATCTGCATGGTCCGGAAACCATTGAAGTGGAAAACGGTGCCCGCCCGGTTAAAACGGTGAAATCTGCCGTTATTGGCCTGATTGGTACCGCACCAATGGGGGATGTCAATACGCTGGTACAGTGCCTGTCTGAGAAAGACGCTGCGGCATTTGGCAGCCAGTTCACCGGCTTTACCATTCCACAGGCGCTGGATGCGATTTATGACCATGGTGCAGGCACCGTTCTGGTCATTAACGTACTCGATCCGTCTGTGCATAAAACCGCTGTGGTCAGTGAGAATGTGTCGTTCGACAAGGCGACAGGCAGAGCCCGGCTGGCTAATCCGGTGGTCGCGCAGCTGGTACTGAAACCGGACAGCGACGGTCAGCCTTATGTTGAAGGTCAGGACTACTCGCTTGATGCACAGACCGGGGGGATTACTAACCTGGGTAAAAGCATTGCTGCAGATGCAACGGTGAAGGCCAGCTATAACTATGCTGATCCGACCAAAGTCACCCCGGCTGATATCATCGGTACCGTTAACGCTGCAGGCAACCGTACCGGCATGAAGCTGCTTAACGACAGTTTTAACCTGTTTGGCTACTTCGCCAAAATCCTGATTGCTCCGGTATTCTGCACCCAGAACAGCGTCTCGGTTGAGCTTATCGCCATGGCTGAGAAACTGGGAGCAGTAACCTATATTGATGCGCCGGTTGGTACCACTTTTGCGCAGGCTCTGGCGGGACGAGGCCCGGAAGGCACCATTAACTTTAATACCAGCTCTGACCGTGTCCGCCTGTGCTACCCGCATGTGAAGGTATATGACCCGGTGACGAACACGGAACGTCTGGAGCCACTGAGCCAGCGTGCGGCGGGCCTGCGTGCCAAAGTCGACCTGGACAAAGGGTACTGGTGGTCATCCTCAAATCAGGAAATTCTGGGGATCACCGGCGTGGAGCGCCAGCTGTCGGCAATGATTGACGATCCGCAGAGCGAGGTGAACCTGCTTAACGAACAGGGAATCACCACGGTATTCAGCAGTTACGGCAGCGGCCTTCGTCTGTGGGGTAACCGGACGGCAGCATGGCCAACGGTCACCCATATGCGTAACTTTGAGAACGTTCGCCGCACCGGTGATGTGATCAATGAGTCCATTCGTTACTTCAGCCAGCAGTACATCGACATGCCGATTACTCAGGCGCTGATTGATGCACTGACGGAGTCGGTCAACGCCTACGGTCGCAAAATGACTGGTGATGGCGCGGTACTGGGCTTCCGTTGCTGGTTTGATCCGGCCCGCAATCCGGAAACGGAGCTGGCCGCCGGGCACCTGTTGCTGAGCTACAAATATACGCCACCACCGCCGCTGGAGCGACTGACGTTTGAGACTGAGATCACCTCGGAATACCTGTTAACCCTGAAAGGGGGCAACTGATGTCAAAGATTGAGATAAACCGAATCACGAATGCCAACATCTATCTGGATGGTACTAACCTGCTGGGACGGGCTGAGGAGGTTAAACTCCCCGATGTCTCCATGATTATGCAGGAACACAAGGCACTGGGGATGGTGGGTAAGGTGGAACTCCCGGCTGGTTTTGACAAACTGGAAGGCGAAATCAAATGGAACAGCTTTTACCGCGATGCGATGCTGTCTGCCGCGAACCCGTACAAGTCGCTGGCGCTGCAGTGTCGCTCCAGCGTCCAGCGCTACAGCTCGCAGGGGCTGATCGACGAAATCCCGCTGGTCACCTTCCTGACAATTATGTTCAAGAAGAACCCGCTGGGGACGTTTAAACAGCACGAGAACGCCGAGTTCTCCAGTAGCTTCACCTGCACGTATATCAGACAGGTACTGGATGGTGAAGAGTTGCTGCAACTGGACTATCTGGCCAACATCTTCCGCGTCGGTGGCGTTGATCAACTGACTGACTATCGGATCAATATCGGGGGCTGACGGTGAGTGTTGAACTGACTGACAAAGGAGGGCGATGTGCGTCACTGGGCATGTCAAATGGTACGTGGTTTACCCTCCTTGATATTCCGGGGGTGGAAACCCTTTTTAATACCCGTAAAACCAATGACCCGATTGACTGCACACGTTCAAAGGCCCGCAAACTGGCCGATTTGATTGAAGCATGGGAGCCGCCCGACCACTGGTTCTCCGGCATCGGCAAATCTGAGGGAAAGGCGCTTCTCATCGCTTTCCTGCGTAACTGCAAGGGTTTTCGCACTTGCTGACATCACAGGGGCTCCGGCCCCTTCTTCTTAATCTCCTTTAATATCCGTCACGTCCACCGCCAGACATACTGCTCTGAATTTACAAAGGAGTATGATCATGTCACAGACCCAGTCCGATACTTTTACGCTGTCTTATCCTTTCACCACTGCTGCAGGTACCAGAATTGAACAGATTGAACTGAAACGCCTGACAGTAAAAGACCTGAAGCAGGTGCGCAAAATCAACAAAGACCCGGCAGACTGGGACGAACCACTGATTGCCCGTAGCACCGGTATCCTCCCGGAAGACCTCGATAACATGGATCTTGCCGACTATATGGAGCTGCAGAAACGATTTCAGAAAATCACTGGGCTGGGCAAGAGCGACAAAAACACTGATGCAGGCGCAGGGCCTGCTGGCGAGATGGTTCAGGTTTCAGCCGGGGGAGATTGATGCCCTCGATACTGACGATCTGGAGATGTGGCTGGAGCAGGCTGAAGAGCAAATCAAAAGCGAGTTCGGCGACAATCAGTAACAACGTATCACTTAACAGCCGCCAGTCGCGGCTGTTCTGCATGGGGTTCAGACACTTCCCTTCCGTTTTTTTGCTTTCAGAGGATAGCCACCGTGGCCAGTGAATTTTCAGTCGGCGTCATTATTGGCGGCATTGTCGGGAGCAGCTTCCGCTCAGCCGTCAGTGGCACCCGACGCGCCCTTGATTCCCTTGGTGATACCTCCCGCCGTCTGCAGGAACGCCAGAATGCCTTAACCCGGGCAACAGAACGTTATGGTCAACTGGGTTCTTCCCGGATGCAGCATCTCAACAGCGAGTTGCTGCGGGTAAGCCGCACCATGGAGCAAATTGAACGTCAGCAGCGCCGTCTGTCAGCAGTATCAGCCACCGGTGATGCGTTGAAGGCTAACCGCCTGGCGCTCTATGGTCAGGGTGCAGAAACCTATGCTATTGGCAGAACGCTGGGCGCACCGGTCATGGCCTCGGTTAAACAATATGCCTCGTTTGAATCACAGTTGCGGGATATCAGTGTCACAGGAGACCTGGATGCAAAACAGGAACGTGCAATTGGCCTGGCTATCAGACAGGCCTCGCTGAAGGTTAACCAACTGCAGGAGTCTCTGTTAGGGGGAGTCGGACAATTAGTTGCTGATGGTATGGCCCCCGAACGGGCAGCAACGTTTGCAGAGATGCTTGGAAAGACCGCTACAGCAACCAAAGCCGATATGACCGACCTTGCCAAAATGACTTATGCCTTCAGCGATGCACTCAGAATCACTGATGCGAAAGAACTTGAACAGGCGTTTGGCATTGCGGCAACAGGAGCCAAACTTGGGTCATTTGAGCTGAAGGATATGGCAAAAGCATTACCCGGTATGGCGAAAGCCTTCGCTGCTCGTGGTATTTATGGAAAAGATGCGATTACCCAGATTGTTGCCAGTCTGGAGGTCGGTAAAGGTAGTGGCTCTGCAGAGGAAGCGGTCACCAATATGTCCAACTGGCTGGCAGCAATGGGCCGCGGAGATACCATCCAGAAATATGCTAAAGCCGGGGTGGATTACCAGGGGTCAATGCAGAATTACGTCGCTCAGGGTTTTTCGCAGTACGAAGCTTCACTGATGATTGCCAACCGTTTTATCGACAGTAAAGGCAAAGCGTTTTTGCAGCAATGGAAAGCTGCAGGAGCAAGAGGCGATCAGGAAGGTCAGCAGAAACTCATGGAGTCATTTGGTCTGGCTGAGGTCTTTACCGATATTCAGACTGTCAACCATTTACTGTCAATGCGACAGGGCTGGGATAAATACCTTTCCAGTAAGCAGGAAATGAATGCTCCGGCTGCAATGTCTACCCTGGATAAGGATGCTGCAAAGCAGAATGATACGCTTGAAGGTCGCTGGCGCAGAATGCAGATCGGCTTTAATGATTCTGCTATCAGCATCGGGCAATCCTTGCGTCCGGCTTTGCTCCAGTTGGGTGAAACATTTATTCCTTTAATGGACAGCGTCGGCAAATGGATAGCGGCAAATCCGCAGCTCGTCAGCAGCACCATAAAGGTTGTGGGCGCATTACTCGCTTTCAGGATGGCCACTATCGGTCTCAAGTTTGGGCTGAATCTCCTTATTTCCCCCTTTGTAAGCGTCTGGAAAAATGCTGTTTTACTTCGGGCCAACTGGCTTCGTCTGATGCTCGCACTGGGGGAAGGCGGTAAACTCCGCTGGCTGGTGACAGGCTTTGGTGCCGTCGCCAGAGGAACCAGAACACTGGGGGGGGGGCTCTCAGGGGGGCTGGTTCGCGGAATTATGAGCGCCGGGCGTGCCGTTCTCTGGATTGGCCGGGCGCTGCTGATGAATCCCATCGGTCTCGTTATCACCGCCGTCGCGGCAGCAGCTTACCTTATCTACCGCAACTGGGGCGCTGTCAGTAGCTGGTTTAAACAGCGCTGGGCTGACATTCAGGAAGCCTTTAACGGCGGCATCGCGGGAATTGGTAAACTGCTGGTTAACTGGTCTCCGGCAGGTCTGCTTTATAAAGCCTTTGCGGCTGCGCTGAAATATCTCGGCGTTGATTTGCCGGCGAAATTCACCGACTTCGGTGGTCATCTTATTGACGGGCTGATAAATGGCATCAGAAACAAATGGGCGTCACTGAAAACCAGCATAACCGGAATGGGTGACAGCATCAGTGACTGGTTCAGCGAAAAGCTGGGCATCCATTCACCGAGTCGCGTGTTTATAGGCTTTGGTGACAATATCGCGCAGGGTGCCGCCATTGGCCTGCAACGGACCACTCCGCTTGCTGCACTGGCCGGGCAGCGCCTGGCCGCTGAAATGACACCGGATGTTCCCCGTATCCCGTCGCCGGAAATCATGGCTGCCGGATATTCAGGCCGTGGCGCAACTGCAACCGGCGGTGGAGCGTCTGGCGGTATCCAGGTCAGCTTTAATCCTCATTTTTTCCTCAATGGTAAGGAAACCGCAGCGCCTGCCGGGCTGGCTGGTGCCCTGAATATGAGCCTGCATGAGCTGGAAAAAATGCTGGAGCGTCTGCTGGCTCAGAAACAACGTAAGGAGTACAGCTGATGTTTGCCGTACTGGGTGATATTGAGTTTGAACTGATTACCTACTGGGACGGCTTCGAGGCCACGTTTGGCGTCGATTATGCGGAGCATGCCCGCATCGAGGGTAAACCCGGCCTGCAGTTCGTCGGCGACAGGCTGGACGAAATCCAGATAAGCCTGGTCTTCCATCAGCATTATTGTGTGCCCGACGTGGAGCTGGCGAGAGTGCGAACAGCCATGAAGGCCCATCAGGCACTGGCGCTGGTCTTCGGCAACGGTGACTATCGCGGCTGGTTCGTGATTACCGATGTGACCGCAACCAGCGAGCAGACAGACAGCACCGGTAACGTGCTGGCTGTCAGTGCCACCGTGTCTCTCCGGGAATACACCGGTGACCCGAAAAATCCTCTGCAACCGCCGGCAATACGCAGGCAGGTTCCCGGTGCCGGGGCCATATCTGGTGCTGTTCCATCGCCTTCCGGGGTGGCGCAGTTCGTCCGTAACGGCGTCAACTATGCGAAACAGGCGCAGTCTGTACTCCAGACCACCATCAGTGCCGTTCGGGTGGCGCAGAAAATGAAGGGTAACCCCGTTGTCGCGCTGACCCGTGTGCCGGGACTGATGAGCGGACTGGGTAATATATCCGGCGCTCTGGGGAAAAGTATTCCGGCGTTTAATGTACTCTCTGAATCCATGCCCGATGCCATCAGTCTGGCCAGAACAGCCAGTGAGGCAGCCACGTATGTACAGCAGGCGCAGTCGGCGCTGAGTGGTGTGGACAAAAGAAATATTGCAGGTGCTCTGGATACCGTTTCCGGGCAGCTTAACGCCGCCGGCACAGCATTCAACCGCATGTCTCCGGGATTAAGTGCAATGGCCGCCAGAATACTGACGAGGAGTGTGTGATGTTTCTTGAACATATTACCCGTGACGGAGAGCGCTGGGATTCGCTGGCATGGCAGTACTACGGTGACCCGCTGGGCTATCCCCGGATTATTGCAGCCAATCCGCACGTGGCCATTACGCCAGTGCTGCCCTCCGGGTTGTTGTTACTGATCCCGGTTATTGAGGCTGAAGATGCCCGTACAGAAGAGGATATTGCCCCATGGCTGAGATAAACAGTACTGCGCAAGCCACATCAGCGTTAACCGGCGTCAGCGATGTGCTGACGCCGGTATTCACTCTGTGGTATTTGCAGAAAAACATCACCTCTGATATCGCGCCTTATGTCACCCGTGTGGTCTGGAGCGATAACATCAAAAATGAGTCTGATACCATTGAGGTGGAGCTGGACGACACCGATGGCCGCTGGCTGGATAAGTGGTATCCGGGCAAGGGTGACACGCTGACGCTGAAAATGGGTTATCAGGGCGAGAAACTGCTGTCCTACGGTACATTCTCAATAGACGAGATCGAAGTGAGTTCGCCCGCGTCCGTTGTCGCTATCCGTGGGGTGGCCACCTCGGTTAACAGTGCTCTGCGGACTAAATCCAGCCGTGGTTTTGAGAACACCACGCTGGCAGCTGTTGCGGGTCGGATTGCCAGAAAGCACCGGCTGAAACTGGTGGGCAGCATTGAGTCCATCAGAATCGACCGGGTGACCCAGTATGCTGAAACCGACGTGGGTTTTCTGCGCCGGCTGGCCAGCGAGTATGGTTATGCAGTGAAAGTGGTCAGTGACCAGTTGATTTTTTCTCATCTGGCCACATTGCGCAGTCAGGAGCCGGTCAGGCAGTTAAAACCGCAGGATGTGGCCCACTTTTCCCTGCGTGACACCATCAACCGGGTCTATAAATCTGCAAAGGTAAAACACCAGAAAAGCAGCAGTAAAAAACTGATCGTCTACGAAGCTGATGGTGGTACCCGTGAAAGCGACAAAAAGCTCAAAGGCGGTAAGGTTACCAGCGCTGACTCACTTAAAGTTAACAGCCGCGTCAGCGACCCGGACAGTGCCCGGATTAAAGCGGATTCAGCACTGGCCAGACATAACGAATACCAGCAGAACGGCTCCCTGACGCTGACGGGAACGCCTCAACTGACAGCAGGCAACAAAATTGAACTGGTGGGCTTTGGACAATTATCCGGTCCATGGCTGATAATCACTGCCCGCCATGCGTTTGAGCGTAACAGCGGCTACACCACAGAGCTGGAAGTGGCACGGGGGCCAGTCACAAGAGGGAAAAAACAAAAAACTCAGAAACTCACGGTTTATCACCCGGATGGCAGTACATCGACGGTGATTAAGGAGAAGAAAAAATGACTGGTGTCACCCGCCAGGTCGGTACGGTCAGTGCCGTTGATGCCGACAGGGTTCAGGCCCGCGTTCGTCTGCCTGAATGCGATAATCTGCGCACAAACTGGCTTAACGTGCTGCAGCGCAATACCCAGGATAACAAGGATTACTGGCTCCCTGACGTGGGGGAGCAGGTTGAGGTGCTGCTCGATGCCAACGGCGAGGATGGTGTTATTCTGGGCGCGGTGTACTCAGACGTCGATAAACCGCCGTTCGGTGATAAAAACGTCCGGGGCACGAAGTACGCTGATGGCGCGGAGTTCAGTTATGACCGCGCGACCCATACGCTGACGGTCAAAGGAGGTATCGAGCATGTGGTGATCGAGGTTGCAGTGGGTATTAGTCTGAAAGGGAAAACCATTGATTTGACAGCTGACACTATCATGGTGAACGGCAATCTTGAAATCAAAGGGAGTACCCATGCGACTGGTAACATATTTGCAGATGGACAGAATTCCAATCATCACTCTCACTAATTTTTCAAGTATGTGACTCCATTTCCTCTCCCGCGGATATGATAGAATTTTTTAATTAACACTAATTTGGCGGGGACTTAAATGCGGTTATCAAGATCCTTATGTAAAGTAGTTGGCGATGTCATTGCTAACTCAGGCTCTCATGCAGCTTTAGATACGTTATTTCTTACTTCGGGAGCACCAGGAAACCCTCCGGCAGGATCTCATAGTACAAAATGGAAAGACTGGTTATTTCTTGCAGGGCAAGATCCAGATACAGATAGTCTGGCAGTTCTGGGCGGAGTAATTGAGGAGTTTATGGATTTACCTCCAAAAGAAGGTACTCCCGAATATGCAGAATGGAAGGAAAAACGAGACAGAATTGAAGCTGTGTTACAAGAGAATGGACTTAGATATTATCGTTTTGGTCGAGTGTTGCCTGAAGGCCACATCCCGTCACACAATATGGATTACCCAGAGACCATAATTACTTATCAACAGCCAGTAATGCCAGAAAAAGTTGAGAACTTACTGGAAATGTCAACGACGGATGAAAAGTGATCCACTTATATCTCCACCAACGGCCCAATATTGATCCACCGTTTTACTCAGGATTAGCTTCAGCTATAACCCCGGCCTTTCGTTTCTGTCTGAGTCGATAGCTTTCTCCTTTGATTTGAACGACATGTGAGTGGTGTAAGATACGGTCCAGCATCGCTGAGGTCAGTGCTGCATCACCGGCGAACGTTTGATCCCACTGCCCGAACGGCAGATTGGATGTCAGGATCATTGCGCTCTTTTCGTAACGTTTAGCGATGACCTGGAAGAACAGTTTTGCTTCTTCCTGACT